TACCCACCCTGCATTTTTGATATCCTTTCGAACTTCTGCCCTATATCCCTGACTTTCAATTCGTGCTTTCAAGTGATTTAAGTTGTTTCTCTCAATTGGCATAGTTGGGTGAGACCCATCTTTGATGATCACACAAAGGTCTGTCTCTTGAGGCAACACCGTGTCTCGTATTACAAAATTTGTAATGCCAGATTCTACAAGCAAATTCTCAACTGGATGAGTTTCTGTTAGCTTAAGCTCTCTAATATGAGCGAAGTTGTGTCTTTTGACTTTGATTTCAGAAACTTTTAGTATCGGATCGCATCCTTCTAAGAGATGATGCTTGTCATCCTTGCAGCCAAAATAAAGATTGAGACCGGGAAACCTTCTCTCTATAACTGGCTTAAGAAGGCGAAGTTGCACAAGGTATTCGTCTGAATGCCCGAAATAACAAAGACAATAATTGTTTTTGACTTTGGCGTATTGAGATAGTTTGATCATTCAATAAGAAGAGTGTCAGGATAACTATCTTATATTATGACCACAGAAAAAGAAAAAGCAGAATTTGGTGCTGGGACATTTAATTTGTTCTGTAATCAATTTGGTGAAGATGTGTATTCTCACGTCATGCTAGAAGTTCTGCTTGAAGGAATAATCAATGCAGAGGCTTTATTTGTACTTGGCGAGCAGGAGCAAGGAAGGGATCAAACTGATAACAGTTCTTCAGGGGAACGGCCAGCCGACGAACTCGGACCTGACGGACCTGACGGACCTGACGGAACTTGAACTCCCTCCAATTTGGCTTCATCATATACAACAAATTTGTCACGACAATAGAATGCTTTATCATCCAAGGATAGAGTCTTCTACTAACTACGAAGATTTAAGAACTAGCTTGAAGGCCAGAGGATATAAAAACATTCCAATGGGCGCATCTCCTTTGTTGCATCTTTCTGGCTATATCAAAGCTCCCGTTGCAAACACAAGCTCTTGCAAAGTTCAAAGAACAATGATGAGAAAGAGAAAAGACTAATATGGAAGATAGAACACAACACCCCAAGATGGAATACTATCGACACGTTTTTGAAAACAGCAGTCGGTGGGCAGGCGAAGATATCAATGGCAAGAAAGTCATTGTTTATGGCGAACAAGGATTTGGAGACATCATTCAATTTGCTCGTTACATTCCGCTTTTGAAACAAGGCGGTTGTGAGATAATGTTTTATTGTCCCAAAGACCTTCACCGAATATTTGGATGCTTGGAAGTACAACTTTTAGACAAAGACAATCCTGAACTTCCAGAGCATGATTATCATGTTCTATCCATGGATTTACCTTTTGTTCTGGGAACTATTGAAGCTCCTGATCCTTATATTAGAATTTCAGAAACACAAGAACTTGAAGAAGGTTTTCTCAATGTGGGAATTGCTTGGGAAGGCAGTCCAGATAATACAGTTGGTGGAGATCGTAATTGTCCATTAAAACACTTTAAGATGCTGGAGAAAGAAGGCACTCGTTTGTATTCATTACAAAAAGTGATTCACACTCCTGAGTTGATTAAAGGTTGCGATGATATGGATCTTTACAGTGTTGACTTAGAAGATTTTTATGAAACCGCTAAATTGGTGGAATCATTAGATATCGTTGTCACTATTGATACATCTGTGGCTCACCTTGCTGGAGCAATGGGAAAAACTACATATCTTCTTTTAAGCACGGAGCGAGATGGAAGATGGGACTCAAATCATTGGTATAAAACTATGGTTTGCATTAGGATGAAAGATCGCAATGACTGGGAAAAATGTATGGAAACGGTAGTTTCATTAACTTCTGGTCTCGGCAAAGATTGCGATACAGATTTTTCTGAAGACATATTGAAATAAATCTTATTTCAGAGTACAATTTAACAAGAAATGGAGGTCTTATGTACCAAGGCAAAAATTATATCAACGGAGAATGGCGAGATGTAACTGAATCATATGAAACAGTTAATCCAGCCACAGAAGAAGTTTATGGAACTTTCCCCAACAGAGTTGAAGAAGCAGGACTGGCAGTAACAGCCGCTCGTGAATCTTTTGATTCTTGGAGAAAAGAAAGTCGAGTTAGAAGAGCAGAGTATTTTGATGTTCTTGCACAACTCATTAAACGTGATCACGATAAGCTCAAAGATGCTATATCGATAGAGACGGGAAAGAATCTTAATGAGTCACATGCAGAAGTCATTGAAGCTCTCCATATGTGCCAGTTCGCCGCTGCTTCTGGACGAGAAGCATTCGGAACATGTGTGGCGTCCGAACTTCCTACGAAGGACGCCTATGTCATTAGGAAGCCTAGAGGGGTTGTTGCTGTTATCTCTCCTTGGAACTTTCCTCTTGCTATCGGCTCTTTTTGGAGTTCTGCTCCTGCTCTCGTTGAGGGCAACACCGTTGTACACAAGCCATCTGAGCTTACTCCAATGGTCAACCAAATAGTTGCTGAGCTTTATCAAGAAGCAGGATTCCCAGCAGGCGTATTTAATTTGGTTCATGGAGATGGCAAGGTTGGAGCAACTCTTGTTAGAGGCGATGTAGATGTCATCCTCTTTACAGGATCATCAGAAGTCGGTCAAGATATTAGAACACACTGTGCGTCTACTGATTCCAAAAGAACTTGCATCGAATGCGGCTCGAAGTCAGCAACCATTGTATTTGATGATGGCGATATGGAACTGGCTCTTGACGCCGCTGTTGCATCTGCTTTCAAACTTTCTGGACAGAGATGTGTTTCATCAGGACGATTGATTGTCCAACGTAGCATCTTTGATAAGTTTGCAGAAGAATATACCAATAGAGTATCTGCGCTTGTTACAGGCGATCCTTTTAAGTCTCCTGCCCCTTTCTATGGTCCGCTCATCAGCCACGAGCAAATGGATAAGGTTGAAGCATTTAACCAACTTGTTCGTGAAGAAGATGCGTTGGATGATGAAGGTAGTGCGAGCGTGTTGTTGAACGGCGGCAGGCTTGATCCTGATCCCGGATATTTCCTAACTCCATTCGTCTATAAGTGTGAATGGAACAGGGATAAGCCTTTCTTGTCTCAAGAGGTTTTTGGCCCTCATGTTGCGTTGATTCCTTTCAACGACTTAGATGACGCCATTAGAATTTACAATGATACAGATTACGGTCTTGCTTTAGGGGTTGTCACAGATGACTTCCGCAAACATCGTCGTCTGGCTCAAGAATGTACCACTGGTATGCTTTACATCAATGGTGGCTCGGTGGCTGCGGAGAGTCATTTGCCGTTTAGTTCATGGAAAAAATCAGGATATGGTTCAAGTGCAGCAGGAACATATAAGGCTGTCACGCACACGATGTCCATCACTGTGAACTACGAAGAAGGAAAAGTTCAGTGGGCTCAAGGAATGGAATAATATGCCATACAAGGATGCAGACAAAAGGCGAGAAGCTGGAAGGAAGTCTGCCAGAAAACATCGGGAGAAGAGGATTGCTTACTACAAGGAATACATCTCTTCTCCCGATAACCGAGCAAAGAAAAAGTCTTATATGGATGAGTATGAATCTCAGCCTGAAGTAATTGAGGCAAAGAGGTTACGTGCCAAGGAGAGTTACCAGAAGAACAGAGAAAAAGTTCTCGCTAGATCATTAAAACGTCGCACAGAGGGTTTGGCTTTCATGAACAAGGTCGCTTCCCATTATGGGTGTCAAAACCCAGATTGCTCTTGGGCAGGGGAACTGAATCCATATCAGATTGATTTTCATCATTTTGATCCCTCAACAAAAATGAAGGAAGTTGCAAAAATGTGTTCATACTCTTTCTCCAAAATTATTGATGAGATCAACAAATGCGTGTGCTTATGTAAGAACTGCCATGCCGAGGCACATCGAGGCGATCTTAAACTTGATGAATCCATGATTTGCAAAGTTAATGAGGATTTGGAAGTGATATGCGATTAAGCATACATAGGGTATGCCTACTGATACTCCTTTCGGAATGCCGATTTTCAATCCACATGATTTTCGTATCTACGGTTGGGTGGAATCAGAAGATGTGATTCTTATCCACCGTGGAGACGAATATCATTACACTGATTTTTTAGGCGTAATTTTTCTTGATAAGCCGCCGAAAGATTTTGATTGGAGAAAGGAAGGATTCTAGGAGGATAATTGGAAATACATTTTACAGAACATGAAGATTTGACGAGAAGGCAAACTGTTATATCAGCATACACTCAAGTTGGTAACAGACGTGTCCAATCTCGAATGTATATTTCGTTAGATAACTACCGTCAAAATTACATCGATTCAGCATATCAATTGCTTAAAGATGAAGTAAGGCAAAGAGCTTTGACGGAAATGAGGTCTCAACAGCATTACTCAAACAGAGATGCTGTAAGCGATCCAGATGATGCACGTGAAGCTGCTCTAACAGCATTGTTTGGATTACCGGTTCGTAGAGTTGAAGTTCCATTATATGATCTTCAAGATGGTCGTCCTGAGTTTCCATTAAACATAAACACAGAATGGATAGACAATTACAGGTTTGCATCTAACAGTGGTGGCAGGGCAAGAATAATCAAAGATAAAGTGAACTGGTTGAAGGAGGGGTTTTGACAGATCGTATATTGAAAGCAACGTGGTCTATTGAGGCTCAACAAGATTTAGAAGCATGGGGCGGCATTGATGTTGAAGAAATAGTCAGTAATGTAATACGAGATATGGATCGGGAATTCATATATTGGGCCAATATGGTAAATGTTGAATCATCGGCAGTCAACTGGAAGAAAGAAGGATTTTAAGATGGACACAATTGGAATCATTGGACAAGGGTTTGTTGGAACGGCTATTTTTGAAGGCATGAAACATGCTTTTGAGATTTGGGCTTATGACATCAAAACAGGAGTGACAGGATGGATGGGTGGCAAAGGATTTCAGACCAGCACAGGAGACAATGTTGAAAGTGGGTTTAAGCAAATTCTTGCTAAATGCGACATCATTTTTGTTTGTCTTCCAACCCCCATGAATCCAGATGGAACGTGTAATACAAAAATTGTGGAAGATGCTGTCAAAATGCTTGATGAACTTAATCCCGGAAATCACAAAGTTATCGTGATCAAATCCACTGTGCCACCGGGAACTACAGAAAATCTCAATAAGACTTCTGGAGATTGGGTTTGCTTTAATCCTGAGTTCCTTACAGAACGTGCTTCTGTTGAGGACTTCAAGAACCAAGATAGAATCATTATAGGCGGTCCACGAGAAGGCACTAACGCACTTAAAGCGATGTATGAAAAAGCATATCCAGACGTTCCTGTCACTAAAACATCATCAACCATTGCAGAGCTTGTCAAATACACAACCAATTGTTTTCTTGCCACAAAGGTTTCATTTGCAAATGAGATGTCTCAGGTCTGCGAAGCACTTGGAGAAGATTATGACAAGGTTGTAGAATACGCCATTAAGGATGAAAGACTGGGATCATCACATTGGTCCGTTCCGGGACCGGATGGCAAGAAGGGATTTGGTGGAAGTTGCTTCCCTAAAGACCTTAACGCTTTCATAAAACAAGCTGAGAAACTTCAAGTCAACTGTCGTACTTTAGAAGGTGCTTGGCAAACTAATCTTAGAGTTCGTCCAGAGAAAGATTGGGAACAACTTAAAGGCAGAGCGGTTACTTAAATGGACTTTGTATTAGTCACAACAACAACTGAAGATTGGCAGAATTTTGAAAATGTGAAAACATTTCAAGACTATGCTACCACTGAAGGTTGGTGTCGATCTAAAGGTAAAAATTATGATAAGTTTTTTGAAAGATTGCAAAAATGGGAAGAAATCTTATCTCCTTCTTTCTTTGAAATTCGAACTCAAATGAAAGAGATCGCTGAAAAAAATTGGGCAAGATTAGATTGCGAAGTTCATCGTTCTGATAGAGGCCCTGATTTTGACAAAGACACTATCGTAATTATTTCAGATGATGACGATTGGCACAATCCAGCAGTTGTAGAAGATATTAAAGAAGCATTTGCAGAAAGAGATGATATCGATCTCATTTACTGGGACTGCTGGCAATACTCCACTTTCTCGGTTGAGAAATTCGTTCAGAACGATTCGATTATTGGAAGCAATTGCTTTGCTTTAAGAGGCGGCTGTCATTGGAATTGCTATTCAGCAGGTGCTCACACCAGAATACATGATAATTTTGATAAAGAAAAGATCATGCACCTTCCAAACAAAGCGTTAAGCCTATGGAACGTACATTTGGCGTCTTATAGCATTTTGTGTTCCATGGCATCAAAGGATGGACTAGCGAAATATGGAATAATGTCTGATCAAAGAGCAGTTAGACCCTTAAAGCTTGATTGGGCCGAAAAAGAGATTGAAGAACTTTACTGCTTGATGAGAAGCGTTAACTTTTCTTGATTTTAACGCAGAATCTTGGAATGATGAACTCCCCTGAGTCTACTTCAACATGAACTCTTTTTCCTTCTATGGATAAAACAGTCCCGCCATTTGATCTAAATTCTGCAACTAATTGTTCCGCATCATCATCGCATTCTATTTTTTCAATAAGCTTGCCTTCGCTTACTTTTGATTTGACTCTATTGCCAATATATTTTTCATTGGGGTCTGCCTGAAAATTAAAGAAATCAGACATCCCGTTCTGGTCTGAAAACCAGTCTTTGAAATCAGATATTGATCTGTATTTAGGTTGTTGTTGTTGTTCCATTTTTGGCTCCTTCCTCCTCCGTTAGTTCGTCTTCAAAAAAGCGTCGTGCTTCTTCCTTACATTTTATATAGGAAGCATTAACGTATTTCGACCCATTCGAATAGTCTGCAACTTCTACTATGTTGTCTTCTTGATTCTTAAGCCAATACAAATTGGCATCTATTATTTCTTGACTTCTTAAATGTTGTGGATAACTCCAGAGTCCGTTGTCTAACTGAACTGCGAAATCCCTTTCTTTTTCAAAAGAATCATCACAACACATAAGCATCAATTTTCTTACTCCGAATTGATATGCGAGACCTATAGCGGCACATATAGGGTTTCTGTAATCATCTATATAATATCCAGATTTCCTACTTGTTCCAAAACTATCTTCCGGTGATGGCTCGTAAACATATACATCTCCTTTGTATTTGTCTAAGAACTCATGATTTGTTCTTGATGAAGCTAAACAGGTGGGATAATATTGAACATCTCTTTTGGGAAGATATCTTAAACATTCTTTATAAGGATTGTTTGCAATGTATCCATTGATGCTTCTTCTGTTTTCCGCATCAATTTCAGGAGACATCAATTCCCAAAATCTTAAAGCTCCATTTGTGGTCAATATTGCAACATCTTTTGGGAAGTCTTGCATGTCATGATGTGTTTTGCTGAAATTAAATCCATCAGATACGATCACTATCTTGCGGAATATAAGCAATTCATCTGAAACTTGAGGATACTTGACATTTCTTGAAGTGTTGGAAAACACTTCTTGATAGTCATCCTTTATAAACATGTAATTCAAAGAAAGAGGTTTGACCTTCTTGTCAAAATTACGCACCCACAAGTCCCCAGCACGAATGTATTCATTATTTGTTGAGTGGGGTTTTATGTGCATAGTTATCCTATCGGGCAAGGTGTGATCATAACACAATTTCTGCCATCAGCATCTTTGTTTAGAACCTCGTCCATGGTTATCTTAACTTCTATTGGACTTCCCTTCCATACCATTTCTATTTCTGGGTTTTCTGGCATGACAAGTGGTATCCCAATATCTTCTGGTATAAGAAGAGGAATTCCTTCGGGTGCTTCTAAAACTATTTTGTCGGGAATTCCACTGGCATCAATAATGATTTTCTCAGGAATAGGCTTTGGCATTTCCACCAAGATTCTTGTAGGAATCTCTTTTTCCATTTCAAGTTTGATTGACACACCTTCTGTATCAACCTTGATTCCTTTACCTTTATAGACCAATCCGATGTCTTCTGGAAGATCATCTCCATTAAGTCTAATAGAGTTTGGTATCGGAGTTTCTGGACCATGAATAACAATGTCTGTCGGAATTTTAGCTTCTGTACAATCTAATTTAATGGTGCGAGGCATGTCCGAAGAATCCACTCTAACATTTGGCATTTTAGGAGGAATGATTCTTATCTCTTCTGGAATGCCCACTGATTCATATTCAACTTTCATTGTTTGAGAGGCTTCAAATAAATCTGCAAACTCTTCTCCAAAATCTCTTACAATTGCAGGATCGGCTGCAAACATTTCTGGTGTCTTAGCTTCTTTTGCCAATGTCAAAGCAACTTCCATTTCTGGAGGAGCACCCCAATCAACTTCCAATCTTGGAAGGTCTGCCGCATCTAATGTAAGAGCGATGTTAGATTGGGTGACAACCACAATCGTAGGAGGAATTGGTGGATCAATGATAATTGTAGGAGGCACTGGCGGATCGAACACAACAATTGAAGGAATGATGATAGGTCCACCTTCAATTGTTACAATGCTTTGCAAAATTTGTATTGGATTGTTCGCAGTTATGGTCACGTTGCTAACCATGTTGATATCTGGTCCAACAATTACAGATGGCAATGGCCCAATTTGTCCTTCTAGTGATATGCAAGGAAATATCAATGGCGGCAAGTTAATGTCTACTTCTGGAACATCACACGGCACAAAAGTAAAATCTGGAAATTCAGGAATTTCTGGAATTGGTATATCAAAAGATGCCAACACAAGTGCTGGTGGTTCAAGTGGATTTATGCGATTTACTGGAGTTTGAATTATTTCACAACTATCATTGATTACTGTGATTACTGGATCAATTTGTGCATTTACGGCATAACGATGAGTTCCCTCCAGAATATCCGTGGTTGCTCCATCACCGAAACTAAGTGTGATAATTGAAATCAATCCTGTTGGTGCTCCACCAGTTCCTTGTATTTCTATAAGATACTCTGCAAGCTTTCCTGTCACTGGATCATCTTCAATGATGTTGAAAGTGAAAACTATGTCAGGACAAGTAAAGTCATCAAAAATAATGTCTAGTCCCTCAAGGTTTCTAATTCTCCAGTCTAAGGTTTCCTGTCTTGGATCAAAATTAAAACCAATGAAATTTTCCGCATTCAAAATTCCATCTACAAGTTGGTTGTGATGTTCGGCCACTACAAAACTTCTGATCCACGTTCCTTTTTTGTTTAACTTTGTGTCTTCTCCACCTAAATTTCTTGCACACTTTTTTAGTTTGTTTACTTTTCCATTAACATCTTTTTCAACCGTTTCGTAATAAAGAAGCTCTCCTTCAATATTGGCGAATCCATTGTCGGCCCATATTTCAACTGAAGTTGAAGACACAGGAACAATTTCTATTTCTTGCGACCAAGGCACATTGTCTACACAGATTCTTGTCTCTGTTGTATTGTGAACCAAATACAACTCATGATCTGTATCAATGGCTTTAGGAAAAACTGGAACTGGAGGAAATGTCATTTTAGTAAACTCCTGCTATCCACTGCTCGCCGGAAGGTCTACTTCCCATTGCTGCAAAGGTTAAGTCTGTTTCGTTAAATTTCAGCAAGGCATTTGGACTATAATCAAAACTTAAATATGCACGTTTATCACCGTCTGATACAAGTAACATTGTGTTATCTGGATTATCAAATCCACTAACAGTTGTATCTTGAAGACCACGGTAAAGTAATGAGTTAGCTCCGGGGCCACCAGAACTCCATGTTAAATCTACATCATTGAACTTGGATACAGAACCGGAGTTGTTTAAGAAGAACACTCCTTCGCTCATATCAACAAGCTCTCCATCTAGTTTTGTTGGACCTTGAATATCTTGCATCTTTCTAATGTTTTCAAATGGAGAACCTACACTTCCTTCTGTGCGATAGAAGCTCTTGATTCTAAAGAATGGTCCTACTCCATCGTTCCTTGCAATGTATCCTGACAAGTCTTTCCAAGCTGTTCTGTACACGCTAAAGTGTCCGGTGGTTGGATCGCCATTCACATCATAAATAGCTGTGTTTTGTTCAAGTTCGTTAGCTCCATTAAAATAATTGTCTGCCGATAAGAGAGCACTTGAGACAGTAAGACCAGTTAGCTCCAAATCATCTTTTTGCGTGTTTGTAAAAGATGTATTAGGAGAATGTGAAGAAATTGCTCCAAAAACAAATGCAGATGTTGTTCCCGTGTTTATGTTGGCCCAGTTCCATTGTCTTGTTATGGAAGGTCTTGTGATGTATGTGTCATTAAAACCAACATACTCCACAACTCTAATCAACTCCGAACTGGCTGGATCAGCGGCCCCTCTTCCACTTGCCCAGTAAAGAAGCGATGCCCCACCGCCTCCAGAGGTCAAAGTTCCTCTTTGAGTAAACCCTGTGTTCTTTTTGAACTCTCTTTTTTGTCTTACTTCATCTGGCTGTCCTGTAAGGAAACTATCGTTTCTGGACACTGCAAGAGTGCTTGCTGGAGTTAACTTAAATGTTTCACTAATCAATCCAAATTCATATGATCTTGCATTTGTTCCTGCATCGTCAAATAACCACAACCACATGTTTGTGTTTTCAATGATATCAATTGAATCTTCGTAGGTTGTAATTCGATAAGCACCAAACTCTGTGTCTACTCTTAATCTAAGATCAAATATTCCACCAATGGAATATGCAGCTTTAGTGTCTGCTGTGTTGGGATGTTGTAAGTCGTCTCCAAGATTCCATGTATAAGTTTCTATAGGATCAATTGGATTCCCTCCTCCATCTAGTTGTTCTCCAGCAAAACTTATTCCCGGAGTAGAAGGGTTTTCTCCTGATTCAATTTCAATTTGAATCAATGTGTTAATGGGAGAGCGAATTTTTGGAACTGTTGAAAATGGACCATTGGGAGGAACTCCGGGAGTTGCGTCTTGTGTTGATGTGTTCTCGATAAAACGAACAATGGCATCATCTGGAGCTTGAACTCTAGCATTGATGAAGTCGGGAAGTATAATGGTGTCTTTGCCAAAATCATTTTCTACAGTTAAAGCCACATCATAAACTCCCGGTTGATGATAAGTCTTCTTTACTTTACCGCCATCTTCATCAAGCACTAATACTTCAACTTGATCAGTGGGAACGAAATCACTTACACTAATTGTGCTAAAGTTGGAAATTATAGATGTGGTTTGATCTCCAAAGTCCCATGTAAGTTTTGTGGTGCCTGAATTGCCATCTGTTCCGAGACGAAAGCTCATGTCTCTAAACTCAACTTCTAAAGGAATGTTTCCAATTCTTCTATCAGCAGTAAACCATGCTTTGGGAACAAGAACCAAATTTCTCAAGAAGTTGATTCTTCCTTCTAATGTTGGGCCAAAAGGGACAACATCAGTAGTTCCTTCAATTCCAATAAATTTTTCTATGGCGATTAAAGAGTCTTTAATGTGATTGTGATGACGTGCTGTGACATTTATTGTCACGTTGGTTATTCTCTTCAGTTTTTGTGTGTCTTCAAATCCTTCTATGATATCTAAATCCGAAAACACTAATGTTGTAATATCAAATGATCCATAATGAAAAGACAAGGCACGTTTATCAATGTCGCTGCATTGTTCTGTCAAGGTGATTATGCCTGATGCTGGCATTAAACCAGCCACAAGAACCTCTCCATCGGTTTCTATTGTTTTGTCGCCGGGATTATAATCTTTGGATAATCTTAATCTAAGCGCATCATGAACCAAAAATAGATTTTCGTCATCATCAAATACGTCGGGGTAATTGGACGCTGTTGGAATCGCCATTCTTTCTCCTTATAGAACAACCAAAGGGTCTTTGAGTTGTATTCTTTTCAATCTTCCATTTGCAAACTGAATCAATTCAGTTACAAAGTATTCTCCGGGCTTGCTATAAATGTGTGTTACATCATGAAAGTCCGAATCCTCTACTGTTGTTGATTGGCCATCTCCAAACACCCAGTTCCTTTGAACTACATCTCCATCAGACTGATCAACAAACACAAACTCTTTAGGATCAGTAGCCATATTTGTAGCAGTTTCAACAGAGTATGGATTGCTTATTGAGTCTACATAAAAGAACGGAACTGATTCATCGTTGTCGATGATTATGTATCCTTTCTTTGTTACTACTCCTTGTGCCCCTGTTGAAGTCACAACATTCAACTTTACTGTGTATTCGCCTTCTGTAAGATATGTGTGAGTTGGACTTTTTTCTAAAGATGATCCGCCATCTCCAAAGTCCCATAAGTATCTTACAACGTGACCTGTAGAAAAATTTTGAAACCTAACTTTCATAGGTGCATCCCCTCTAATTGGGAATGCTCTAAACAAAGGTTTGGGAGCGAGAAACCTATTTTCTTGCTGTTTCAAAATTCCATTCAAAGAAGTTGCAACAGGACCAACTTTGATTCCAAGGTCCGCTTCTATCTTAATGATTGCATCCTTGACTGCGTTGTGATGCTCAGCGACCACTGAGTTTGTAACAAAGTTCTTTCCTTTTAAGAATTTGGTTTGTCTTGATCCAGCAAACCCTCTAATCAAATCTTGGAATGTGTTATTGGTTTTCTTCCCGTAGTAAATCAACTCATGGTTTCCAGCGACTCCAATATCTGGACCAATTCTTATAATGCCATCATCTGGGAATCCTTCTGTGCTATCTACTATGATTTGACTGGCAGAATAAGTCACTGAATGTTTGAGAGGCATTTTGGAGTTATTGGTGGCTTCATAAAGAACTTCTTTATCATCAATCACATCAGGGAATAAAGATAAATCTCCTGTTGAGTATCCAGAATCTAAACTCGAAATCTTGTCTGCCATATTTTATCCTTGCGTGTGTGCTTTCGCTTCTGCTTTAGGTCTTTTTTCTTCAGGCAATGATTGTCTTTGTGCAATCATTTGTTGTTGTACATTTTCCAGTGCTGCTGTGACATGTTTTTTGACAACAGCATCATCGTGAAGTGACATTACAGTTTTAACAAAATCGGGATCGAGAGGACGCTTAAGAATGATTCTAAGATTGAATTCTTCCAACAATCTTTCATTCCAATATTCTTTTTGTGCAGACTCATCGTCTAAAGATTTGACTTCTCCGACAAGCTCCACAATTTTCTCGTATCCAGCAGCAAGAAACCCCATTTCTTCCAAAACGCATTTGAGTTTGTTGTTAACTTTTCTTGATGATTTCACAAGAGCTTCTTTCTCTCTTTGTAGCTTCCTTATATTTATCTCATTTTCTTGAATATTTAAGTCCAACTCTGAATCATCTGCAAAATCCCGTATTTCTCTATTAAGTCTTTCAATCCTGATGTCGAATAGTTCAAGATTGTCTTCAGCATCAGCAAGGTCTCTCTTATAGGACTCTACTGTTTCACTTCGGGCTTGTAATTCACGGGTAATCTGCCATAATTGACCCTGTGCCGTAGGTTCTTTGCCTACAATGAATTTTTCGATCTGAAAGAAAGTATGACGATCTGGCATCTCTGCATTCTTTAAGATTTTGTTTGTTTGTTCGATAATTTCTGTTGACATTATTCCTCCGCTGTGGGATTATGTTGTGTGTTACATAAAGGAGTGAAACTAATGGGACTTTTAGACGGTGCTTGGGGTTATTTGTCAGGCCCAATGGAATATGTTGCCGATCACGGTGTGGAATGGCGTCGAAAATTTACACGTTTGGTGTATGAAGCTGAACTTGATGTTGCTTTAATCGACCCAACAGACAAGCCGGGTGGCAAAGACATCAAAATGGGCGAAGACAAAGCAACGCAAGTTGATTTGCAATCTGGTGGTAGGTTTAAGGAATTACAACAATATGTAGGAAAATACAGAAGATTTGACCTACGGTTTGTTGACCAGTCTGATTTTTCAGTAGTTGTGGTTGATCCCAGCGTTCCACAATGGGGAACTGGAAACGAAGTCTACATGGGAGAAGACCAGCACAAACCTGCTTTCTTCATCTGTGAAGGTGGTTTATACAATCTTCCTCGCTGGTTATTTGATGTTATTGAAAAGATCACCGAGGATGACCCTGAGAAGGCCCTCAATCAAACCAATGTCTATGAGACAGTGGAAGACGTAATTGATGAATTGCTGTTGCTAGACAGCGGACAGAAGCCTCTCAGCGACGAATGGGTTCTAATCAGGCGTGAGATCGAGCGTAGAGCCGAAGAGAACAAGATCAAATACTCAAAATCCTAGTTGCTTCCAATCTAATTTTTGCATTGGCGGCAATTCTCTGGAAATAGTCATTTGATTTCTGGGCATAGTCCCAGAAGCATCTCTAAATCTCCAAGTGGCCTCAAGTTTGGGTGGCCCTTCTTCGTGATTGGAATAAGACAGACTCACAAGTGTTGTGTCGTGATATTCGACCCAGTTGTTTCTGCCTATTTCTACTTTAATTGTAGGTCTGGGATTTAGTGGGATGGCAACATCTGGTCTTACGTAATGAAGTGCTACGTTTGGCAACTCATTCACTTCTGGAAATACAAAATGTAAGTCGCCAAATCTCATCTGTTGCACAACATGACGAGGCGGCTCCATTCCTGATATTTCTGCAATTCTGTCTACTTCCCATTCTAATTCAAATGACTCAACTGCAAGTCTTTCTGTGATAGCAGTTTCTTCCTGAAACATTTGAAAGGTTAAATTAAAACCTCTCGAAGTCATATCACCCTCATTCCTACTATTCCCTTAAATTTAGCATCATGTTCCAAAGCGGCAGCAGTCCACAAGAACTTTGCCATTTCGAAATCATTCATTCCTTGCTTTTCCAACGCACCTTCTGTGAAGTTTCCAACCTTCTTAAAGAAGTCCCTGTTTATTAGAACTCCATTAAATGATCCAGATATGAAATCATAGCGTTTTTCTACAACTGGAAACAAGATGTCTTTTTCGCTTGTTGCAAATGTTGCAAACTTTCTTTCTAAGAAAGCAGGAATTCTACTTCCTGCAAACATGATAAATCCCCATTCACTCTTAACACGCTTCATTCCAACATTAACAAGACTGGTAATTGTGTCTTTGCCCTTCCAAACAGGACAATGCTCTTTCATTTCCTTGACTTCTTTAGGAGTTGTGTCTCCCGGTACGACAGCGATAGACTCTCTGTCGTATGAATGGTGACGTACACCTCCTACGCTATTCCTTAAACCCCCAGAATTTCTGTCGGGGCAAAGGATGATAAATCCTACATCCATGATTAACTTTCTTCTTAGACAAGCGAGATGTCATAATCGACTTTTATGATATCATCATCTGTGATAGCCGTTGACAATTCGAATGTGCCGTTGGTGGAATCAGATGTGAAAGCAATCAATGTCCATGGATCATCAACAAGCGGACCCGGAATATAAACGCTATCATCTTCAAAGATTCTGACTCCATTGATTACAATTCTTAAAGACTCATCAATGTATGCAGAGGCAACAGAGTTGACTTTGTAATTGATGTAGTCTGGAGTCACCAGATTGACGTGTACCGGGGTTTTTCCATAGTTATGCTGATGAGCAGCACTGGCCGGGAACGTCATGTGAAATTTAAGGATATCTGGTGCTTCGATAGAGGGAGTAATTGTACTCGTCGGTTCAATTTTAACCGTGCCACTATCGAATGTAAGTAGACTACTACCATCTGAGTTTATGCGCAAGGCCAAATCTGTCGCTTCATCCGCAACTAAGTCTACTTTGGCCGATTGTGCTGATGACATTCTTACAAATGCTGATCCATCTGTGTGATCTTCAATGTTGTGCAATGTCGCATCAATAGCAGTTGCTTTAAGACTTCCATCTTGCTCTATTGATTGATTAAGACGATTTGCCACAGAACCGGCTGTGCCAATAGCGTCTCGCATTTCTTCAAGAACATCGTCTAAGGCCAAGTTAATGAGATTTTGGCGAGTGATAATGTTCTTTAACGGTAGATTGTCTATCTCCCAATGATACGGATCATTGGGTTGATACAACACTTCTGGGATTAGTTCAATACGTGGCAATGGTTCTCCTTCAGAACACGAGATACTGTGCTCTGATTGATATTTAGTCTTTCAGCAATAGCTTTTTGAAAAACCCCATCCTCCTTTAACAGAACAATTTGGGACTTCATTTCTTTTGTGAGACGAGGTTTTCTAATAACATCCCTCTTTGTTCCAAGATGGGACCAACGATCTCCAGAAAGTATCACAGATACATTGGCTTGTGATATTCCGAGTTTGTTGGCAATCTTCTTCTGCAACCATCCTTTGTCTCGCAGCTTGAAGATTTGTTTGATATTCTTTTTTGTAAGTTTTGACAAAGAATGTGTTTCTCCTTGGTGGGGTTTCTTGTCGTAAGTTTCTGTGTCAACCTTGTACTTAAAGCAGTCCCACTCAATATGCGGCTTGATCATTTCCATGAAATCAAAGTAATGATCTCTGCCAATGTAAATTTTGTATTGGCTTTTCTTGCGGCCTTTCTTTTTGTGGCTCTTGATACTGAGGTCTTTGTTAATCCTTTCTATGAGAAAGTCCACTTCCTCAACTGAAAACCCTTGTGTGTTCAACTCAATATTGGCATCTTTTGGATTTACTGATCCATCATCCATGTGCCATACACAAAGTGTGAGCGGAGTTAACTTGATGTCTCGTGGGACTATTTTGGTTCTCTTATACCATTTGTGATCGGTGCGTAGGACGTACCATTCGGCTTCGAGTATTTCCCACAATTTAAGACTTTTTGTATAAAAGTTATATCTGTCATAAGTTTTATCACCGCTAATTTCTTTAACTATTCCTGATGATTTTATAGAACTCTCAATTACCGAAGTGCTAAATTCATCAAACTCTTGCTTCATCCAATTCATATATGACAATTTATCTTCGCCAACAAAATCCTTCTTTGATTGTCCTTTTTCAAATCTACATAATCCTTCATTTGAAAAATTTTTGCTTATACAACCATCTCCCAACATAGACCCTACAAAAATTTGTTCTTGTTTATCATTAAGCATAACTTTCTCCTTAAAGATAGTATAGTATGATAATTACAAATATTTGTCAAGTAATTTTTTTAGATGAAATTAAGACGCCAATTAAATGTTATTTGCATATCTGATGTCTTATTTAGATCAGGAAATGTTGTCATGCTAAAGAGATCGCCATTTGCCATCTGTAGGGCCATCTCATTCAATGTTAGCCCAACCCCTTCACTAAACAGAATAACGGACGTGAAGATGACCTGTGCAGTCACAGAGGTATCTGAATTAGCCAACGCTGGCTTAGATACTTGAGTGACGCCAAAAAGACCATTTCTTCCAGCATTTACTACTTTCTTGACCCCGCCAGTTGTTCCTGCATCTCCAAAAATCATTCTGGTGACATAGAAGTCAAAGCTGCTGCCAATCTGGTTGGCGAGACCATTGGCAAGTGCAAGACGACCAGTTGTTAACACTGTGTTATGAACTGTTATCATTTCCCCATCGCCATCTTTGTATTCAATGCAGATGTCTACTTCACCTTGGGACTTTACTGCTTCTTTAATCATATTTCACCTTCCTGAGTCTCTCCATCTAATGTTTCTATCACGAATGAGATGCTTTCTTCAGCAGAAACATTCTCTTCCATTCCACTTCCCGGATTTGTTGATAAAGCAACAATTGCAGTGTTTTGATCCACTTGATCTAATATTTCTCTAATAATTACATCTTTACCATCACGATCTAAATGATCAAAAACTGTTAATCCAACATTGAATGAATTTTTGGTTAACTGAACTAGCGAGTAAGCTACCGCAGTCCCTCCCGCAATCAATGTGGTCCAATTTTGTTCTTTACCAGCCAAAACTACTTCTACTCCATCCCATTCTTGAATTCTGTAAAAATCATTGCCTATCTTAAACAAGAAGTTTTCTTTGAATCTATCTTCATCTGTAAGAGGAGCTACTGGATTAGTTCCGTTAATGATATTGAATTCTTGTTCGTGGTCGCTGAATGTAGTTAAATGTAAGCCTTTGTACCCAAATAGGCCAATTGCTTTATCCACCAATTTTCTTCTTGTATCTATGCTAGTTCCAACAACATCGCCATCTGTCCATCCGGCGATCCATAACTTGTCTGGATCTTGGAATTCCAGTATTTCATAGTCCAGTCCATCATTATCATAATGTAGGAAGTCACCGGCCAAAATGAATTTATCTCTATCCACTGCAAGATCAGGTGCTTTAAGGTTTACAAACCCACGTCTTGTTACATCTAGGTCTCCAGTTGTTCCTGAATCTATTGTTGCATCAAGATCGTTGAGAAGAGCATAAGTGATACCAGTTGTGTCTATTGTGGGCAAAGTGCTTCTGCTTTCCAAAACAAGAACTCCATTTTGCACATCTTCTATTTCATAAGCTGTGGAGTCTAATGATGGAATCAAAACCTTCCATGCTCCTCCAGTGTAATCTGGAGTATGAGTGGAATCCCATTGGCTTTTCACGCCGAGAGAGGAGAAGTCAACACTGCTGTCTGAGAACTCGAACAAGTCATCTTGAGTGATGTCCGCAATGCTTTGCTTAAATAGGATGTTCCATAAATTGAATGTAAAAGGAGATTCGTTTAATGGTTCAATGGCACCGCCACTTAGTCTTGCAACGTGTGGATTACCATCTAGCCTATTGTTTGTTTCTCCCAAGGTGTACGTGCCAGCGTTTGGAGAAGGTGCAAGAACTTCTAAAATGTGATTGAACACAGCAATACCCAATCCATCAAGTTCTATGTCTGGGGAAATGAAAGCAACGTGATCGTTATACCCAGTTCCTAACTTCCCAGAAAGCACCGTGGTCTTGGTTGCCAAATCATCTCTATCGACTACGAATGATTGACCGGGCAATCCTTGGTCCATTATTCTGTTAAAGAAAGGATTGGATTGGCCAGATAGAATGTATTGTGTGAAGTCCATGTTAACTAGAACTTCAATTTCTTCTGTGGGAGATTGAACAAATTCATTAACATCTCCAGAGAAGTTGATTGAATGAAGTTGTGCATGAAATGGCATGTATTCATCTAAAATATCTTGTGCCTCTATCAGCCTATCATTGTTCAATTCTTCTATACCAACATCAACCATGTAACTACTGCTTATACAAGCGCCACATGGATCAAGGAAATCACGATTTATTTGACAGGCATCAAATGATGGACGAGTGCTTCCATTATATTCTTCCATGTTGTAGATGTTTTCTGAATATGGGAATTCAGTTCTAATGAATCCGAACACAATTGGATCAGCAAAAGGATGTCTTACAGGTATAAGAACATCAAACAATGGATCTTCCTCGTCGATCAATCTTACATTCCAATTTTTGGGAGGATACTTTTGACTGCCTTCGTCTCTTTGGTCTTGAAGAGGCAATGAAAGAATGTAATCTTGAAGAGTTTGTTCTGAAGGGTCAGGAACTTCTTTGTATTCGTATTTGACTCTAAGAATATCTCCTTTGATTATGGTAAGAGGGCTTGATAGTTGCTCTCCAATCCATGTCATTTTTACAATACAATCTTCCACTGAAAAACTGACATAATCTTTGGTCAAAACAGTATATGTGCTAGAGCCTTCTTCCCTTAAGTATAATGCAAAATTTGCATCGTCAATTGGAAGAACGATATTATCTTTCTCTAGCTGGAACACTGTATCATCTGTGCCATCAACGTCAAAAGATTCTTCCCATGTATAAGGGGATGTCAATTGCCAAAATTGAGTGTATTTGTTTAACTCCATTCCACACATTGAATAAGCATCTTCCAGACCTTCAAGAGTTCCTTTTTTCTTGAACACAGGTATGGCTTCTTTGATTTGACGACGCCAAAGCGTAGGATCGGAAGACCTTAACCTGACATCAAACAAATTAGACAAATATGCGAGCATCGATTCATGTAAGGCATTCGCATCAAACAAGTCGATGATTTGATTTGTCAAGTTTTCAAGGAAGGTGAATCCCTCGGCAACAGCTTGATTCAGTTTATCAGTAGATTCTGGAGTTAGGTCTCCTTCGCATATGACATTTTTATACATCTCTGGAAGGTATCTCTCCAACAGTATCTCGTATTTATCCGTTGCTGTAACATGCGTTGGAATTGATGTTACTGCACGTGGATCACCATCAATTTTGAATGGCAAATGGGCAGACAAGCTGCTTCCTGCTGGAAGTGGAGTCCAAGTCCAACAGATGAAATAGTCCCCTTCACGGACCTTTCCCATTGGATGCCACTCATATGTAAAGTGACCAAATTGTGGATTGCCATCAGCGTCTTCTGGAACTAAATCCAAGTACGCATTGGTTGTGTCTGTAGAAAGCCAAGCTGGGAAGTCGCTTGTCCCCACAATTTCTACAGGAGTTCTTTCTTTGTAAAAGAACTTGCTGACTTGTGTTGTGGCAGCTAGATTTGCTTGAGCTTCATCTAACAGTTTTTTGTTAGCAACTGTAGGATCTCCGCAAAATGTTTCTTGCGCAACTTGAACAGCGACTACAAGGTCTTCATCTTGAGCCGAACTATCATATTCCCCAAAATTTGTTCCCAGAAAATCTCGCTCTACAAAGTAGATGGTTACATTGTCTACTTTGAACGGATCAGCGGTAAAACAATTTGAGCTATCAGGTGTTTCCAATTCAAACAGGATAACATCTGTAGTCTTAGGGTTTTCTGTTATTTTCTTTGCTGTTGTCATTATTCAAATTCAAAATTTATCTCAATTGATACAGGTCTAATTATTTCAAAGAATTTTGTAGTTACAGTTTCTCCAGAGTTAGCAGCAACATCCGTTTGAAAGTTGATATCAACACTGGCTATTTCTTTAATACTAGAAAGTTCTTTAAGCAAATCTACTGCTCTGAGTGTTTTTTCATAATCCCAATTAGGTAACAAGAAAAAGCCGATAGTTTTCCTATCCACTCTTTCTCTATATTCATCTTCAAATTTTCTGTAGAACTTATCCATGGTTACATCAATGGTTACATCTACTTCTACAACGACTCCATTTCTAATACAAACTTTGTCTGTAAGCATTTTCTTAGAATCTATTGCTTCTTGTAGTTCAATTTTTAATTCGTTGTTTGTTTCTGCTAAACCATCATCTCCGTCTGCCCCAAGAATGTATAAGTCTACAACATTAGCAGCACATCCATAGTTTCTTAATATTGCTTTTGACTTTCCAATTTTACCATTGAACTCTGTGGAAAACTGATCTGTGAACGCTTCAAAGTCGTCGCCAGAAACAACACGGTTTTGGGTTCTTAACCAAGCGGGAAGGTTTCTTTTGATCGTTTCAATAGAGTCTCCTTCGTATCCAAATTCTCCTCGTGTGAAGTTTACGAATGTAACAGGAACATTGAAATCAAATCCATCTGCTGAGAAGTTTCTTTGTAATTCGATTGCATTAGTTACAATATTTCCAGCCACTCCTCCACCAGTTCTGTAAGTTATTCTTACTTGAGAAGATTCTCCGGGTATTTGACCTGCACGATTATTTCCAAAAAGCACAAATGCGTTATACAAAGAATCATATTCAACACGGAATTCTTTGCGAGGATTTGAATCTGTGAAGAAGTCAACCTGTTTCCAGTCGTTTCCATCTATGTTTACTCTAATTGAATTCCAAATTACAGGCCCAGTTGTTAAATTGACAAACTGATTTACGCTTCCATCTCCGGTTATGTTTTGAATTATGGTTTCGCCTTCGAGTCCAATGACGCTTGTATTCAAGAAATTACCGGCTGTGATTACTATGTTTTCATCAAAAATTGCATTGTTGTTTTGATCAGCAGGAAACAGTTCAATTGTTTTTGGCCCATCTTCTGTGCTCACATCAATTCTTTGTGGAGCAGGAATGTTTAAGTCAGTTGTCAGAACATTTCCTATAGACAAAGACCAAAGTGATCTTGCTCCAATTGGTGGTTGTGGCTTAAATCCAACTAGAAGCGCTAATCGAAATGCGTTGTCTATTTCACTAACTGTGTCAATGAATATTTCATTTGCAATTTGATCCATCTTAAAGGATAAAGTATCTGCAATGAACGCCCAGTTTTCAATCAACATAATTGCCAAATCAGATTCTATGAAGTCTCCAAAGTCATCTCCGAATTTTTCTTGTATTAAATCAATTAAACGGGATTTCATTGACCAAAAATCTTGATTGGTGTAATTAAGATTTGCCAATACTGGAGTTTTGATTAAATTTGATTTGTCAAATGGTGTAATGTCAAAAGGACAATTTTGAAATGCCATCTAATCTCCTATGAAACTGGAAGTTGTAATGTTAAGGCTTCAAGTTCTGTTATGTTTTCTGGATCGAAAAATTCTATCCTAACAGATAATATATGTTCGTAATCATCTTTTGGATCGTCAGGATGCAAACTATCTGTATCTATGCTGTTTGATACTTCTATGTTTTCTAATGCTATTCTTGGTTCCCAATCTGATATAGCTTTTGATATCATGTTTTTTGCTTTGTTCTTTAAGTCAAAATCGTTTGGGTCAAAGAACAACTCTCTTAAAGGAGTTCCAAATGTTGGCAACATCACCCTCTCTCCGGGATTTGTAAGCAAAAGTTGTAATAAATCAGCTTTTATCTGATCTACTCCCTTCTTTTGAGCAAGTAATCCCCGATTTGTCTTAACCAACGGGTACTGTAATCCTAAAAATTTGTTTTCCATGATTCTCCTTAAATTTGAGGAACTCCTCCACCACCGGGTGGATTATTTCCGCCAATTGTTCCTCCAGTGTTTGGATCAACATTATTTCCTTCAGGTTGTTCCATAGCGTGTCCCGGAGGTGCTTGTGCTTCTGGAGGTAGCGTTGTCGATCCTCCTTCATCTTCCACACAACCTTTGCCACCACATTTTGCCATCGCTGCAAAATAATCAGCACAGTCTCCACCGCAAGGAACTTGACATGGATGATAAGCTGAAGCAAACACACGTTCGCTCATAGCTTTTTCAGTCCAATGCAATATCCCAGTTAATGGGCAAAATACAGGACAACGAGCCACGATGACGTTGTAAAGACAAGGCCCACAACACTTTTTCCCCGGAGGTGGAGGACAATCACGTCCAGCCATGAGGAGAATTTGTTTCTCTGCGAAGAATATATGTAGTTCTCCACTGTAACGAAAATGAATATCTTCTGTGGCAGTGATGAACTTCTTAGATACATAAGTGAATTTATCTGAAGGATTACATTCTAGGTCTCCAACAATAACAATATCCATATCATGTGTCTGTCTAATTGAGTGCCCACCAGCACGCAAGAACACGATTCCCGGCTCTCCTTTGGGTCTTCCTTGGAATCTTAGTATGTGAGGCCCTCTACAAGCCTTACAGTCATCGCAGGCATTGCATTTCTCATCTGTTTGAGGATCAACGCACTGAGGATGCAAAATTTGTATCCACTGACTTTGAGTTTCTTCTTGTGAGAAGTCGTCATTGAACCTCATCTCTAATCCATATCCAGATCGAATTTGGACGTAAGCCTTTGCTGCTTTGGCCTGCGGGATGCCTCCTTCGCAGCGACAAGGACCACATTGAATATTCAAATCATCAATCATATTTATTTGATGATTGCTTGTGCTCTGTATGTGAATGCCACGCTCTTCTCCAGCACAGTCAGGAGGGCATTTTTGACAACCATCATCGTTAGAATGTGTTTTTACAGTGTGATCATTAAGCTCAATCTTGTTTCCATTACCAGTCTTGAGTTTAATAAAGTTTTGCTTACTTCTGACTTTTGAAGGTTCTTCGATGTCTGTCATCGCAAAAGTATGACCTGTTGCTGACTTTTGCCAAAACATTCCGAGGTACTTATCGTTACAACCAAAATCAAACGGTTGTGTTGACCTTTGCCATTCTGGTTTTCCTCGTGGCTCTTCTACTGAGTCATCCATGACCATTGTGTGGCCACTGATGGACAGGAATTGAATTCCCGTTTGAGGCAAAGTGCATTTATTGTTTTGAGGAGTTCCGGGACCGGTATAGGCTCGGCATTCATTCCAGTGTTTGTAACTTTTGTTTTTTCCACCTTGCGAACCTGTGTATTTTGTTCCATCTGGAATTACTCCTGCATATTCTTCTCCACATCCTTCTTTTCCGGGAGTTCTTGAGTGACCTCCCAAAATCTTAGAACATTGAGTTGGATCGTCGCCTTTACAATCTGGTTCACATAAGGAAAGTCCTTCTTTTGGTTTTCCATGAATATCTGTAAAGAGTGGCTTGTCTCCTGAATGTGTAGAGCAAGGATTTATTTCATTAGAGTTTGATCCACCACTTGTCTCTCCTGCTGGACACAAAGGATTTGTCCATTGGCCACCATAATGAAGATGATCATCTTTGAAAATCATCCAGTTGCCGCAACCTGATTGAAGCTCCATTCTTTTCCAGCGACGGTTGCACTTGGCATTACCGTCAACCATTTTAAGCATGTGCTTTTCTGGTGTCTTGAAACCATATATGTGAGGATAAGTTATGTTTCTTTGTTCTTCAGTGTCTTCAATGAATTGTTTGCTGTCATCTATATCCAAACCATTGTAATTTTCTGTATTCCAAGGAGGCAATACTTGATGTTCGTCATTAGGATTACTGCCCGGTCCATGGAAGTATCCTGTTCTGTCTCCCGCATATACATCTTGATATTCTTTTGTTGGTCCCGGAAGGTCTTGTCCTCCCGGTCCTCTGTCACGATGCCATGTTGTTCCAAGATAAAAAGGAGCATCTCTACTACCAGCTTCAAACAACAACATCAAAGTTGAACCAGCAGGCGGCACCCAGTTTAATCCGCAGTCGTCAAATCCACCCATTGAAGAAATAGGTCTAGCAAAGGGAAGTGCGAGTAGTTTAGTTTTTGGATCGTGTAAATAAGGATGATAAAATCTAACTCGATTTTCTTTCCATGGGTCAATGGTGGCTACACAAACGGCTCTTGAAAGATGAGTCAGAGTGGATTTTTGCTTATGTGTTTTCCATTTCCTTCTTCTGGAGACTCTTGTTGCTGCGCCAATGTTTGATACAGATTTTTCCAAAGAGCCAATTCTATCATAAAGCTTCTTGATTATTTCTTCATAATCAAGCTCTTCTCCGAATCCAGAAAATTGTCCTGTTCCTTGTGTTTGCTTTACCATTTTACATTACATCCTTTAATTGTTTGTTAACTACAAGAAACTGGAGTCCATCCATTGTTCCAGCCGCCTTCGCCTTCCCATAATCCACCATGTTGTCCTTGGTTTCCATCTAGTGTTCCCGGACCAGCTTGTTGAACTGTTAAATGAGTCGTATACTTTCCTAATTCAATTTTGTGCATTATTTTCATTACTTGCCAACCCGGATGTGACAAAACTTCATTACATGCGTTTATTGTTGTAACATTCCAATCAGCACATCCTCCATCATCTTGTCCTCCATTCTTCTGTACAAAGAAAGGGTTTATAACTGTGATGGACACGTATTTTCCTTGAGTCTTAAGTGGGTAATATTCTGGATCTCCAATAATTACTAATTCTGCGTTAATTGGTGCAATGTTTACTCTGTAAGCCTTGAATTGATTTATTTGGGCTTTATGACCTTCATCTTCAGCATTAGCACCTTCTTGATTCAACAGAACTTCATTACTGGTAATTGCCATTGGATGTCCTGCACCCGGTATTATTGCTCTTTTTAATTTTGGGCAATCTCTTCTGCCGGGAGACTTACTTCCTTCTTCTGGCAATGGTTTAACTTTTTGATCTCCAGTTTGACCACCACCTGATACAAGCATGGCAAAGTCCCAATGTATCTTAGGATTGAACTCTAAGACAGGACTTTCATTCCCGCCATTTACAATATAATGACCCAAGCATTTATCCCAGAAAAAGCTTGTTGGAGCATCATCGCAATGAGGTTTGGAATCTGCTAGAAAAATTATTTCTCCACCCGGAGTAGATGGATCATAAAAAGGACGCCAACCTTTTTTGTCTACTGAATTGTAATCTTTTATCCATCGCATTGCGGCTGTCATTTTAGGCTGTGATTTTGGATCCCATTTATCTTTCGGACCTTTCCCGCCTGTTATCGAAGGTTGTCCGTCTCCTCCATCTGGAACTGGTCCTCCACAATCGGCATCATTTTTTAGAAACCCTGTTGGCACAAGTTCTCCACCTTCGACTTTTCTAAAAGATACATTTCCAACATTTGGAGAAACATCATTTGTAAGCAAAGCTCTAATTGCATCAGCTAAACACCAAGTTTGGTCATCAGAACCTTTGACCGCTTCTACATGTCCTTCGGTCATTGCTTTTCCTATGTCTATGATTTTAAGTTCGGCAATGAATTTTCCTTCTGTGTAACTTGTGTCTAAACCGTCAATGATTCCATAATAGCATCTTGAAAACGAAAACGGATAAGGTCTTTCACAACCTGATTTCACCCAACCAAATTGCATCTTTATTTGAGGTGTTGTAACTGGATTTTCAAGACACTTCCAATCAGCAAATAAGTTTTCTGCAAATTGCACAAAGCTTCCACCCTCTGTGTCTTGTATTACAATTTTTCCTCCTAGACCATCTGAAAATCCAAGTTCAAATGATTGAACAATGGCTGTATGAGGAGGGCTTGTTCCGGGAGATGATTCATTTGATACAGTTATCTTATTGCCTGTGTTTAGACCATCTGCTCCAAATGCGCCAAATTCAACTAACACATATGGAGCTAAAGTGTTTCCTTTCTCTGGACCTTTTGCAGTACAATCAGTAACTTGCGCTGCACATCCTGTAAGAACTGGTTGAAGTGTATCTGACTGAGCAGTGTTACAAGTTGCTGATCCTCCTGCTGCTGCATTTGCTCCTCCACTTACCGCACTTCCTATTTGAGAAAGCGGCTGGAAAGAAAGTCCAGTAGGTAGGGCTGGAACTAATTTTGGTAATTGTGATGCCATTATCCACCTGTTATATCTGGAAGAAGAATTGTTTTGCCTGTCTTGAAATCAAATATGTCACTCATCTTATTTGCTTCAAGTATTTTCCACCAATTTTCAGGAAATCCATAAAAGTCAAAAGAAACCAAATCTGGTCTATATTCGACTCCTTTTGTTATCACCATGACTTTTTCATTTCCTGTTCTTTTGTATGGAACTCTAACGTAAAGATCGTATGTTAGAAATCTTTGCTCTCCATAATAAATCACATTTTGATTTCTAAGATACCTACTATTTGGCGTAGCTACTTGTCTTGGGTTTAATCCACTAGGTTCTATTAGTTGAGTCATGTTATCTCCCTGTCTCGTATATTCTTCTAGCCCAAGGAAGTTCTTCAGCCGAATATGCAGTAAGCCATGATGTTTCTACATCAAATCTATAAGGGGTAATAGTTTCTGAATCAAATGCCACTTCCGTTGGAAACTTAACACTGTAAGATTGTAAAATTACACAAAGATCCTCTGGTGGAGCAGATCGTGCGGGGTTTCCGACAAGCAAGTTTCCACATTGTATTTTACAAACTGGAGGTGGTCTATAAGGAGTTCGTCCAATGCCCTCTCTTGGATACACAGCACTTTGAATAGCTCTTAAATCTTGAATGTTTTGATTTACATCTGATCTCTCTACAGCAAAAAAGTGTATTTGTACATTTATTTGTCTATCCCCAGAATGAGAATATGTGTATAAAGGAAATGCTCTTCCAATGATTCCTTCGTTGTTATAAATAGCAGATTTTGTATCTGATACATCCGGCAAATTATTCATACAAATTCTATGAACCGTACCTGCAACTGGTATGTCAATATAACAATTTGGTATTGGATTCAAACTTCCATTATTTGTAGCTTTCATGTTTCTCCTTAACCGTAGGTATCATTTCCTTCTGTGGTTACATCTCCGAATTGACCATCAAAATATGTCAATCCCCAACTTGGATCAATTTGAGATAGCACATTCATGTCAAGACCGCCATGTTGAAGGTCTCTTTGTCTTTTACCATTTGATCCAATTACTTCAGGTGTGTTAGATGATCCTCCTCCTCTTCCGACTTTTGAGTCGATTGAAGCGAGTAGTGCAACCATCTTCTTCATGTTTTCTGATTGTTCGCCTAAGAGATAAGACCCAACTTCATCCATCCCCGGAATAATAGAGCTACCTTGTCCCAAATCCCCATATTTTCTTGCTTCAAGACCTCTTTCTAGTTGGGCTCTGTTTGTCATTAAGGTGTTGACAATTCCTTTTGTCTCTTCTGTATAATCCATTCCAGCCACATGAGCATCTCCAGTAGCATGTTGTTCAGTGACATTTCCTGCGGACTCTAGCCAATCCATGGTTCTTGCCAAAGAAGTTTCAATTGATCTGCTTTGATCATCTGATGAAGATGATGAATCATGAAGTTTACTTAATTCATTAACAGAGTTTTGAGATGATCCTGAATGAGACGATCCTGTGACTCTCGCAATGTATTCAGCAACAGATTCTCTTTTAGCATCATGTATGTTTTCTCTATCAAAAGCACCTTTGTTCAAAGCGTTAGTCACATCTGAAGAAGAACTGCTTTTACTCTTTTCTTCAACAGAAGATTTAAGACCTTCTCCAATACCAAGCGCTCTAGCAGGGGCTTCTCCAATGCTCTTGTAAGTATCAGAAAGATTTGACAGCCATTTCAACGTAGAGTCGGCAGCAAAACGGTTCGCTGCTGCAATCGATTTAACGAATCCTGTGACTCCTTCACTTGCGGCTTCTTTGCTTTGATCTTTAGCAAATGCACCTGTGTTGGCAAGCGTTGTGTTGCCTGATGTCTTTTCCGATTTCTCTTTACTCATCATTGACTCTTTGAGTCTTTGCATTTCGGAAGTTACTGAATCGTTTGTTGTTCCTGTCTTTAAGAGATGTTCTTTTTGATAAGACACAAGTGCTTTTAACTTCTCTAGTTTCTCAAGCATTTGTGGTGATGGCGCACCGCCTTCACCTCCAACTGTTTTTGTTGACATGGACATCATCATGGTTTTGACAGACTTGTCCATTTCGGAAATCATTGCTTCTTTGCTTTGACCTTTGGCAAAAGCTCCAGTTCCAACCATCGTTACAGAACTGCTTACAATTCTCATGTCTTTGGCAATGGACAAAACTAAATCCATAATGCCAGATAGGATAGTTGTCATTCCACCAGCACCACCAGTTCCGCCTGCTCCTCCAACTCCACCTGCGGCGGTAGCGGACGCTGCTCCTCCTATACTTTCTGCAATTGCTTTAGATGTTTTTGCTACACCGAATAATACATTGGAAACTCCTGATCTAATGTTTTCCATAATAGATGATCCACCGAATCCCGAACCACCAGCACCACCAGCACCTCCGACTCCTGAACCAGCACCACCGGCACCACCTGATGCGGTGTTAGAATAGCGGCCAGATAATGTTCTAATGTTGTCTGGATTACTGACAGGAGGCAAAACTGCTCCTGCGCTCGCCATTGCAGTTTCTTTAGAGAGTTGATCCACAACAGAGGTGATGGCTTCTCTGCCTTGTCTCTTGTCAAATGCTCCAGTTCCAATCAATGTTACAGAACCTCTTATTGCTCTAATATCTTTGGCTATAGACAATACTAGGTCCATCATTACTGCCATGACTGAAATCATGTTTGAACTTTTTGATGGCTTTCCATCATCAACTCTATGAGCCATGCTTCTAGGATTTGATGATCCTGCTGTTATAGCTCCTCCTCCTAATTCTTTTTTGAGCAATTCTAGTTCTGAACCTGTTGCGTCTGGTTTGTTTCCAAATCCAACAAAACTTTGGTATCCGCTTTTTCTGTTATATGAATTTTCAAACATTGCAGAGTCAGTTGCAGAACCTCCAGCAACATTAAATCCAGTAGACTTACTTCTATTCATTGCCATTGTTGATCTGTCCAACCTAGAATCGCCAATAGAACTTCTAGCAACATTAGAAGCTGAAGAAACATTAAAGTCAGCAGAATTGAATCGGCTTACTGCGTCTCGCCTAGAAGAATCACCAGTTCTGTTATTGGCTACAGAAGAAATTCCGGTAGAAACTCTGTTGCTGCCAATAGAGTCAATCCGACTCAATGCAATTTTTGTTTTGTCTTGCCTAGAGGAATCACCAGTTCTGTTATTGGAGACAGAAGAAGTTCCTCCAGTTGCAGTTGATGTAACATTGGCAATAGAAGATATTGTTTTGCCGGGAGCACAACAGTCACCTAAAACTTCAAGTATCTTAAAGAGAACAGCTTCACAATAAACATCATGAGTCATCATTGCTTTACTGGCTTGCTCTTCTGCTGCCTTTGCAGGGCCGTGCTCTTTCATGGTTCTTGATAGAGCTTCTGATCCAGCTTCTCTGCCTTGCTTCTTATCGAACGCACCTGCTTCTCCCGCAGTTGCAGTTATAGGCCCTTCTGTCTTTTGTTTATCTGTAGACGCAGCGGATGCAGCAGCCGCAATTGGCGGTTTTGACTTCGGTGCCATTGGTGCTGGCGTCTTTGGAGGTGCTGGCGTCTTTGGAGGTACTGGTGCTTTTGCACCAGCACTAGCACCAATGCTGCCACTGGTTATTGCAACTTCTTTA